GATGATTGATCATCAACCTCAATTATGTTTCTAGTCTCTGTAACATCTACTGACATTATCTTGTGACTTCTGGATGAATCTTTAATCCACCGCCTAAAAGGTTTTTAACTATTCCAGCACCAGTGACTAATTCAATATCCCAAACACCCGATAAAGGAGCAGAAATCAAAGCTGTTTCTGTGCTTGGTATTGTGATTGTTATCGCTCCATCTGCACCGCCTAAAACTATCTGACTATTTGCAGTAGTTGCATCAAATAAAGTTGTATCTGATTTATACGATGATCTGCCCTGACAACGCGCGGTATATCCTGTATTATCTATTGGATTGCCCGCGCTATCCTTATAAGTGAGTTGCAATATTGCATCCTCACCCTGAGTAAAATTCCAATCGTATGAACCTAAACAACTCATTATCCTAGTATCTCATCAATTCGGGATTGAGTCATAAGGCTTAAAGTAACTAAGTGATTAAGCGCATAGATCAAATCATCATGTTCTAAATCCATATAATCAGCGATTTGAAAATCTTCAATCATGCTTAAAACTATAGCATCGTCACTCGCTTTTATTGTGTTCCATTCATCGAATGTAAATAGTTTTTTAAAGCTAAACTTTGAATAAATTGTTTTCTTTGGTGTTGGTTCAATTGGTCTATTATCAGTGAAGTTTTCACCATCATAATCAAAACCAATACCTACTGAGTCAGGACATTCTATATATCCATCAATTACGCTATCAGCAACAATTGTATTAGTTACTTTGCCATTTATTATTTCTGCTAGTTTCATAATTATATCCTAGTAATAAAGTTCGATTGCTCCTTGATTCCCATCACCATAATCCGTCTGACCTTCAGAACCGCCAGCACCGATAGTATAAGAAATAGTTCCATTAGGAATATATTCAAATTCTTTTAATTCTCCATACCCACCACGCCATGCAGAAATTATACTTAATGCTGGATTATTCGGAGTTCCGTAATGAGAATTTAATATATTTACAGTTGAGCAAGAGCTAGAGTTACCAATACCAACACCAGAATTAAGCATCCCAGCAATTGACGCACCCGCAGAAGTTGTAGTCGCTCCATCTCCACCAGTTGCGGTTGTTGTGGCAACTACTGCCCCTGTATCCCAAATAGTATCACCGCCATCAGTTGCATTAGAACCGCCAGCGTTTTCACAATTACCACCAGAGCCAGCAATCATGCGAATATAAACCTTTTTAGGGTTTCCAACTGTTGCAGGATTCCAAGATCCCGAACTCGTCAAAACCTCTTTTAATCCGTATCCTTTACCTACTAAAAAATCACTTAAATTACTCATTATATTATCCTTAAACTGCTGTTACCCATTCGCTGGCTGTATCATCCCAAATAAGGATGATCTTAATATTTTCACCATCTGATTCTTCAATTAATAAATCAGAAGCGTCACCCATTATATCCTCACCATTGCGACCAATTGTAAGAGTGTTCCCATTCAAACCACTATCCGACTTGATGAAAGTAATTGTTTTCCCATCGTCACCGCTTGTAGGTGTTGCTGGCAATGTTGCAGTAAATCCACCACCGCCAACTTTACAAAGATATACACCTCCAAATGAAGCCGTAAAACCAGTTGTTTGAACTGTCGCTGTAGCACTCCCACCTCCAATAGTTTGAATAGCTGTTAGAAGTTGATCTGTTTTCGAATTATCGAAAGTATCTCCTGCTTCTGTCAAAATACTATCTAATTCTTGAATCAGTGAATTGATAAAATACGGACTAATAAATGAATCAGTGCCAGGATATTTATTAGTGTTGTCTTGAGCTTGTGCGGTTAATGGTGTCGCTCGCCCACCTCCGAGAAATGTATTATAATGTTCCATAATTTTTAATAGTTAAATATCACCTGTGTATGAGCGGGTTTTAACTCATTTATTACACATTCAAGGATGCTTGTGTCAATTCCTAATTTTGAATATTGTGTTGTAGTATAACGATCTGTAGTATATTTGCCGTAAATTGTTTCGACTCCTGAAACATTCACATGCCATTCATAAGGATGCGAAGTCAAACCGTATTGAGTTGTAGTATATGGATCTTGAGTGTATCTAGCTCCATTATATTCAGTGATCGTAATCGTGAACCCTAAATCATCCGCAATCTTGATATAATAGTCAGCGTTTTGACCCCCTATAGATGCAAATTTTGTCAGTAATATCTTTTGACGTTCCTCGGTTGTAAGCTCTAATCCAGCGTAACAAGGTGCGGGCAATCCATATTCAAGTTCCCATTCATCAAGTGACTCTAACACCGTTTGAGGGAACATTTCATCTATTAAATCAAATGCCCTTTCATCGAGTAACCAATATGTATAAGCCAACGCAAACAGTAACTTATACATGACTGTTTCTGCCATGTTTTTAGCTCTGAACGCTTCACCTTGTGGAAGATGATTTGCTAGAGCTTGCCTAAACTGTTCTTGTGTTCTTGCCATTAGCTAAAAGTGATTGTTCCAACGGTTAAAATATTGCCTGTGCTGGTCGCTGTGACGTTTGCCACTGGATCGGTTACAGTGTTATCAGTTTCACCGCTTGCCCTTGATACGGCTTCTCTAATTTTAGAAATCAATATTGTTCCGCTTGGCTCTGAATCTCTGAAAAATAGATCCTCTAATTCTGCGGTAACACTCGCTTGAACGGTTGGAGTATTAGGGCTTAGTGTTATATCAATGTCAACTGGCTCGGCTACTGGTGCAGATACTAAAACATCGGCTGTAACTGGTTTCCGAGTAGTCGCATCAATGTAATCTTGAACGGTTGTAACATCTCCCGCCAATGGTATGCCATCTGCGTACTTATCATCCATCATGAACCGAACTCTTACAGAACCCAACCCATCTTCTAAACCTGTTGCCCATGCTCTAGTTACACTGGCAACTTCTTTCGCCCATGTTGTATAATCATATTCTGCACCGCCTTGAGGTGGTTGACGTTTGCGAACTAATATTCGAGCTTTGTAATCATCGTCTGATTCTTCATCTGCACCACCTGTCAAACCACCAGATGCAACTAATGCGCTTGAATCTAATCCAGCAATAGGAGATACGAACGACAATGAATCGCCTTCTAATGCGTCTGTAGTCAATCCAAATGAAACCGCTTCTACTGGCACTGTTACCGTTCCGCTTGCAGTGATCCCACCTGTAGTCACTCGATATTGGACTCCATCAGAACGCTGTAATAATGTTCCTTGTGGCACGCTTACAGAATCATTCCCTGTCGCTGTAACGTTTCCAGTGGATGCGGTCGCTTCAAGTCTATCAATACCCAAAGGAGAACCATGTAAATCAAGAAATTCAGAATCAGCAGTAGTTACGAATATTTGCTTAAATAGATATTTCAGATAAATATAAACGCCATGAATAGCGAGTGAGGTCATCTTAGCGATACCATTAAGAAAACTATTCTGTAATCTTGGGTTAGAACCTTCTATCTCGGTTTCTAACTCGTTATAATTCTGATCTCTCAGTTCTTGCGGTGTCGGTATATTAAAGCTCATGAATCAAATTGCTCCCACGTAAAATTAAATGTTTTTAAAATATTTCCTTCTGGTCTAATCAGTTCAACGTCTAGACCTGTAATTCCCCTCAATTTATCTTGATGAAAAACTTGCAAATTGTAATCCTCTGCGATTCCTTGATCGACATACCAATCTAATGCTTCTTGTGCATATATTTCTAGCTCTTGCAATGTTTGATTAGTCTGCTTTCGTCTACCTAATAACCATATTCTTGACCCGATAATTGTCGCAGATTCTTCTTTGATCGCATCTCCAACCCATCCTCTACTATTTGGAATTGAATCATTATTTAGGCTTCTACGATCTGCGAGAATTGAAATTAGCAAAGATGTTTTCAGGTCAATATCAGTGGCTAAATCACCATTATCACCGATTGAAATATCAAAAACTTGATTGGCTTCGTCCCATGCTATTATTGCATCTGTTCGCTCTATTGACATTATACTGGATTCCCTGTGTTGCTTGCTCCTGTTGTAACCCCTGAATGAACATGAGCATCTAAAGTGATTCCATTACTCGTTATATCTGCGTCCGCATTCATTTCTGTTCCATCAAATGTATAAGTTTTGCCCCCTACTGCAAAAACTATACTAGAATCCGTAATTGTCAATGTAGTGCTTCCTATTGTAGATTGTATTTGTCCATCTGTCGTGACTGTTTTAGTGCCGTTGACATTAGTTTCGATAGTTCCATCAAGTATTTTGACAAATGATTCATTAACTGTATCGCTTATTTCTTCATCAGAAGTGCCTAAAATCTTGTCATCTCTTAGAATTAATCTAGTGCCTGTTTTCTCGTTATAGAGCATAACATCGCCTTCCTCTAATTCATCTTTTCCATGTCGCTTGTCATCTACGCAAATCACTGAGGAATTATCTTTATTGCCCCCATAAGCAAGCATTATTCCTCTAGATCCTGACAATGGTCTTGATCTAAAACCATACTGGCAAATCTGTTCAACATCGGATCTAACCTCGCCAGCTTTACCAGTGATTTGTAAGAATTGTTTCCCTTCGTCTTGTCGAAATCGTTGCATTACTGCACGAGTCAAAAGATTATTAATAGAAGAACTCATAACCCAAACTCCTTAAAATATGGATTGTCTTTTTTTGGTTTATCTAATGCTAGTGCTGGCGGTTCAGCAAATGTTTCAGGTCTTACTAATTCCATTTCGCATAATTTGCCATTCTCACTAAAAGAATTTCTAATTCTGCTTATCAATAGATTCTCGTTTGCTCCGATTCTTGCAGATTTCAGAACACAAGTTTGATTAAGATTAAAATACCATCCTTGAAGTTTCACCGAATAAGAAACAGATTTACCCTGCCTTATTGTCGCTTCCCATTTAGCACGTTGCTCACATATTTCATTATCTGCAACACCATCTACTATAATTATTAATGTCCTGTATCTAATTTCAGAATCAGTTGCCACCGCTATTGCTTGCGTTGCGTCTGTTTCGTCAATGAATTGGTTCGATTGTTGATCTCCTTTAACTATGTATTTACTATAACGATTCGACAAATCAACACTAGCTGAGCAATCGAGAATATTTTCACCCTCGACAAAATTTAATCCGCTTGATGACGTTCCAGCCCGATCAATTACAATGTTGCCCGACTCGTCAGAATATAAAAGCAAACCTTTTTTAATAGCTTCCTTTTTGATAAATTCAAATACCGTTTGCCCTTGTTCATAATTTGCAGTTTTGATGATTGATCCTGTAGAAACATTTGGACTAGCAGAAATCCCAAATGGGGAAACTAAAGCATTTACTAATGATTCAAATGATTGATTCTTAAACTCAGATTGTGCGGTGTCAGGAGTGCAGTCAATTATATCACCCGCTTTACTTCTTCCGCTAATAGTAATTAAATTACCATCATCCCCTACCGCTGGATGTGCCTTGTCAATGTATCCTGAAAATCGCTTAGCTTCATTCATGTATATTTCTACACTATCACCTGACTTGATTTCACTAATTGAGCTAGTCCAAAAATTAGTCAAAGTCGCATTGAATGAATTAGCAACTGAATCTATGCCTATATTAATAGATCCAGACTTTGCACCCTCAAATGATTTTCCATTGATTCTGATTTGCATACTCATGATGTAAGCACTTCTAAATCCTTACCCATAGGCACAAATAACGGATGTTGAATTCCATTATCGTTTACTATTTCTTCATACCTTAATGAATCACCATATAATTCATTTGCGATGTAATACGCTGGTAAAGTGCTGTTATATGCCACTGTTTGAATATCTGGCAATGTATCACTGGATTCATTTAAATATCCAACTGTAGCAGACCTTAAATTGATTAAATCAGAACGAACTTGATTCTGTTCCGCTATCCCTGCCTGTTCAATCCTTGTTTCGTAAACATCAAGAATCTCGTTGCGTCTTTGTGTTACTTTAGATTTTGAATCGAAAGTTTCTTCTGCGGTAGCCTGAGACATGATTGCCAAAGAAAAAGACCGCATAGTTTCAACAATTTGATTATTGTTTGCATTTTCCTGAATCCTACTCGGTGTAGTATAGGATCTCGATTCATATGTCGGTGAAAACTCTTGTAACTGTTTACTGGCTTCGTATTTGTCGCTTGGGTTGGAAAATATTTCATTGAAATCATCAAATAGATTAGAGATAGACGTAATAAAAGTAGTAGGACTTGTTGCGATAATATTTAGATTATCCTCAAAGCTGGCAAGATTTCTTTTAAAATCACTTACTTTATTTGATATTTTCGCACCTATATTCTGAACGGTTCTAAATGTATCAATATATTCTTGAGTCGTAGCAATAGCAGAATTAACAACGAAACCGCCAATCTGTGCGACTTTGTAAACTTCTGGAAATGCACTAATTAAACTCGTTTGAATCTCTCCAAATAAGCTTAATATTTGCGATTCTGTAAATAGTGAAAAATTGGGAAAAGTATTTTCGCCAGCTTCAACAAATTCAAGCGTAATTACGCCTTTACCGCCTTGTCTCCCATTATCTGAAATACTGCATCCATCAGTAGGTTTTACTTGGATAGTGCCTAATGTTGGATGAATTAAAGTTCCGCTTGTTTCATTGTTCTCAATCGCTTTGATTAAACGAGTTCTGTCCCGAATGTAATCATCACCCAATAAATAAGCGTTGAATGAAAATGTTTTTGCTTTGCGTCCTAAATCCTCAACAAATGGTTTGTTCTTATACGGATACTCATGCAGTGCATTTCTTCTGCCAAATGAAACAGATGATGTTTCTACATAGAATCTGATACCTCTATAACTTGCACCCTTTACTTCTTCTCTCCATGCCATAACGTCAAGGTATCATTAAGCCAGTGTTAATATCAAGATTATTCAATCCATTGTCAGATTGAGCAGATTCTAAAACAGGATTTCCATGCTTATCAACTGCGAGATTAACAGTAACATTATTGTTGTTGTTATTGATATTAGATTGATTCGCTATTGCGTTTGATCGTGTCGGTTGCGTGATTTCTTCTTCATCGTCACCAAATGGATTTATACTATCAAAGAAACCGCTTACTTTTTCCCTCGCCTTTGCTCCTAATTCAGAAGCTCCACCTGTAACCGATCTAATCTTATCAGTTACGGCTGTTATTCCTGTTGTGACTGAGCTAATAATTTCTTTTATTTGATCTATATCCCTTTTGAATTGACCTACTATCGAATCAAAAAACTGAGAAAACCATTCTTTTATCGGTTCCCATGCGTTTTTAATTTTTTCAATCGGTGAAAATCCGAAAAACCCTTGAATGAATTCATCAGCAAATTTAATACTAGCGACTAATCCATCCCAAAAAGCATTGAAAAATGCTTTTAATTCTGACCAGCTTTCAATAATAGTATATGCGCCTAAAGCTACCAAACCAATGACTGCAATAACAGGACTAGACAAAATACCTACAACGGTTGTAAATGCAACTCCTATACCTGTAATTATTGGCATTAATGCGCCTAGTGCAATAGACATAGACCCGAAGGCAATCAAAAGAGGACCTATAGCGGAAGCCAATGCCCCAACAATTACAATCATTTTTTTTGTTTCAGGTGATAAGTTGCCAAACCATTTTACCATAACTTTTACTTTATCAATAAAAGGAGTCAATGCAGTAGCTATAATATCTCCAAATTCCTCTGTTAAGTCCCCTATAGAATTAGATAACTGTTTAAATGGTCCTAATCCTGCCTTGGCTGCGGCTTCTGCTGATCCCCCGTATTGTTTTTCTAGTTCATCAAGTATTAATGTCTGAGCTTCTGCGATTCTTCCCGCTTCAGTAAGAGCTTTGATTACTTCTTTTTGATCTTCTGAGAATTGTATCCCTGATCGGCTCAATGCTGAAAGATTAGCAATAGGATCATTTAATGCCTTGCCTAGCTGTATAGATGCCCCTTTCAAGTCTCCATCTAATCTAGTCGCTAAATCAAGAGCCGCTTTTTGTGTTCGCGCAAACTGTTCGCCTGTTATATTAGTGAATGTCAACATCTGAGCAGTGACATCTTTTAATATCTCCTCATCCCCGAATGTAGTTATATTCTGTAGCTCGCTTGCCATTTCTTGCAAGCGTTTAGAAGTAAATCCTACGGTTCCACCAGTAGATTCTAAACCTGCTTCAAGTTGTGCTATAGCTTTAGCTTGCTTATCGAATGCACGTACACTAGCTACCCCAAATCCAATAATAGGAGCAGTTAAGCCAATTGACATCGACTTTCCTACTTGGTTCGCTTGTTTTCCCATCTTTCGAAGAGATTCACTAGCGTCATTTAGTTTTTTATTAAATCCTTTTGTTTGTGCAGTAGCGCGTTTAATCCCCGCGCTTATTGCATCGTCAAACTCGATCCTTATAGACTGAACTAATTCTGCCATTTACTCTTTTTCAAATGATTTGTTTACTTCAAGTGTTCGATTCATCCAGAATTTCATTTGCGAGACTGTCATACTTTCAACTTGTGAGATATTTTGCCCTAACCCTTGCGGGTGAGCTAAGTATCCCATCATGTCAAAAATAGTAGCCTCGCTTATACGAAAAAAGGAATCATAGCATAAGCAATCTTAGTCAACTGCTTATACGGTAGTGCATCTAATGAGCCACTTGCAAGACCTCCTAAAGTTTCAGCCATTTTCACAACTTTAACAGCATCAAAATGAATCTTTTCTTGTGTGTCAACTGACATCACCATTCCGATTTTCTGAAACTCTTTTCCTGTTGGTTCTCGCAGTGTTATTTCGGATATTTTCTCCCCAAAATTAATAATGGGTTTTGATAACTGAATTGTTATCGACCCATCATCATTATTAACTGTTTCTGGTATTTCTTCTGATTTCTTGCTCATATTTTTATGCCTCTACTTCTTCGGCTCTGTTTGTTTCGAATCGTAAAGTAAACTTGCCATCCGCGACAGTTACCTCTACTTGATTAATTTGATAAGCGTTATGCCATACCCCAATTTTACCATTACGCAACACACATTGAACATCTGCTTGTAAGTTTTGGAATGATGATAAGTCAAGCTCGCTATCGTCAACACAAGACAACTCAATGAACGCTGGCACTTTAGTGATATTAACACCGTAATGACCATCTACACCGAGTTGAGATTCAGCCGATTCAACACCGATTGAATAAGTTATGTCTCCGAATAAGTTGACAGGCGAGCCATCAATTAAGATGCTCGCAGTTCCATTAATTATTTTACCCATGATTTACCTTAATTTAAAATGAATGATAGACGACTTGCGAAAATTCTCATTTGATTAACAAAATCAGTAGGCAATACAAAATCCAATCTATTAGGATCTACACCGTTACGTTCAACTATCAATTCAGATTTGAATTGTGCAACATTTTCAAGTATGCCAGCTTCTTCTAGTTCCACGAACCACGCAATAGCTTCTGCCTTTGCAATCTTAGGAGTGACAATAAATTGCCCTGCACTAAATACGGCTGTATCGTCCGCTAATTTGTGACGCGGAAATTTAGTAAGCATCCATTGATTAAAAGTGATTCTGCAATAACTAGCAGTCAAAGCAGTCTGAGAATCAAGCCAGCTTGCGTCAGGTTGATCGAATGAATTTTTCTGATAGTTTGTGCAACCTCTATTAATTAAAACCGCACCACTAGAACTAATCTTGTGAGTTGCAATTCCATCATACATAAGAGTGTTACGTTCTGAGAATGTTCTTTCATCTTCTGGATGATCAGGTAATACACCGATCAATTCTAATCCCTGCCAAGGCAATGCAACGTCTTGAGTCGCGCTTGTTGATGCTTGCCCTGCATAAGCACCAGCCCAACCATGAGCAGGAGTATATTCATTTACACCAGCATCCATTGTTGTATTGTATTGGCTATTGCGATCATTACCCCATGTGCCAACTGCTGAAGTAGTTCCACCATAAGCATTGAACGAATGACCTTCTAACTGAACCATTGCATCATGGCGGTTTGTCATTTCAGCATCCCATAGATCCATATTAGCATCATCGGTATAAGGCTGAATAATGAAATCGTATCTTTCATCTGGAATACCCGCAATTGCATCAGTAATATCTGGATTACCTGAACCATTAACAGTAATCGCACTTGATAGAGTTACGTTTGTTGGAAACTTTTCTGTTCCACCGTAATTCTCTGCTCTGTAATTGAAAATTACCTTTAAAGAATCAGTCCAAAGACCGCCATTCTTAGCAGTAAGATCAACTAAGCTAACATTTACTACTGACGCATCGAATAACAAATCAGTATCGTCATTTACTGTTGATGCGAAATTTGTTGCTATTGTTCCAGCACTATCGCCAGCACTTACAGACGTTGATTTTTTACGACCTCCAATATATGAGTGAATCGTTCCTGCTCCAGCTGTTCCTGCAAGTGATACAGATACTCTCTGAACTTGTGCGGTTCCTGAGTTTGGCACTGCAATAACATGAGTTTCTATATTCTTATTGTTCTTTTCCCAATATTCATACATATCAGCGAGCATAGAACCTACACCGCCTAATGTTTTCGCTTGATCGCCACTTGTGCAAAGTGCAATAGTGTTATCCGCTAAAGTTCCTGCACTGGTCTTTTGACCAATAATAAGAGCTTTACGCTGTATTTGTTGTAACCCCCTTAGTGCTCTAGTAGAGTCGAACTCCATATAAGCACCAGGATTCCGATTGCTCGGATCGACTTGATTGAATGATATAGCCATTATTTAGCCTTCTTTTTTGTTGATTTAATCGGCACTAGATCACCGTATTTTAAAAGTCTCACTACCTCTTTAGATTTGTTGACTTCTTCACCTTCATCTTTGTAGTGTTTGAATTGTTCAGCTTGAGTCTTTCGGACTTTTAATCCCGCCCTCGGTTTTACGAAAATTCTTTGCATAATTTAATTAATTCTTTTTGTTATTGCATTGCAAGTAAAGCATGATTATATGACGGCAAAATTTCATGCTAACTTAAATCTACTTCAAATGATACTGCTGGCTGTGCTTCATCGGTGAAGAATGTCGGCTCAATAGTTCCTGCAATTGTTATTAGGTCGTCAACTTCTTCTGGATTATGTGACCCGATGCCTTGAGTAAGGTTCGAAACATTAAACCCAATATCAAACGTAAATTTATGAATGTATCTTTCTGCATCTACCGCAAAAGGTTCATCGCCCACAAATCTAAATTCGTTATACTGAAAACCCTGATCGTTAGCGTCATATACATCTAAATTCCAATAAAGTAATGCCAACCATAACGCTTTTCTAATATCGTGCACTTGATCCTGAGCGTTTAATCCTGTTATGTCGTTCTTATTCTTATTGTCGAGCATTAAGAATATATCCAATGATTCAGTGACATCTTGAATTAATGTTGAACTGTTACGGTCTCCAATATTACTTGCCGATGACCCCCTATAAGTTACAAACATAGCAGGGAATACAGACCTATGATCACGAATAGCAGTTTCAAATTCTGCAACTCCATAAATACGACTGCCCCATGTCCCGCTTGGCAATTTGGTTCTTAATCGCTCAACTATTTCTGATATTCTCATTTAGGCATTGCCCCTTCTTTTACTGCTTTCTGGATTAATACTTTAATCTTTGGTTCAACCTGATCAAATGAAGGTTCGAGCCAAGGTCTACCGCCTTTTGATGGGTCTTTATTTTCCAAATATTCACCATACTTAATATCAGTTCCTACAATAGCCTCGCCCTTCATCTTTGATACAGTTGTAATACTTCTTGCTAAAATACCTGTATCAGATTTTGGAAATTCACCTTGTGCAGATCGTTGACCAATTATACCAGATTTACCCCTCTTATATTTTCGTCCAGATCGTTGCCCGCTTTGGATATTCTTTTGAGCTTTTAATTTAACCAAGAACGCTGACTGTGTAATCGCCTTATCTACATTCCCTCGAATATCTCTTTCGGCTTGAACCAAATAAGCTTCAACACTTCCTGTCATTTTGATTTTAGCTGACATAACTTGTTTCTTCGCCCATTTCCTCTAATTGAAAAATTATAAATCTGTTTCGTTCGTTAAAAATCTGACTTGTAGATATTCGAAACAACCGATCACAATAGACAACGTGATCTACTTCACCTGTAGTATCAAATTGCTTGTCGTATCGTATAGTCAATGTGTGGCTTGTCGTATCGAGTAGATTTCTAACGGTGTAGTATGACCTACCAGAAACACTAACCAACTCGCCCCAAACATCTTTGACTTGCTTGTATGTGGTTGTGTTGCTGAATGTATCGCTAGGAGCATCGGATTCCTTTTTCAGTGATACCCTGTGCCTCATTCTGCCTATTAGAGAATTACTCATACTGAATAAATCATATATCCCGATAAATTAGCCATAACTGAACCGTCAACCATTGCTGTAATCGTTCCAGATACTAATGCTTCTCGGTTCTCATACCAAGTAGCCACCATTTGCATAATCGCAAGTTTTACTTGATCTGGAGTAGATTCTCCACCAACTGTATAATTTATCACCATAGAATCTAATAATCTTAGATCATATGTGCCTAAATCGAATAGTATGCGATTATTATAAGCGTCATATTCATCGGTAGGAATTACACTCGAAACATTATCCTCATCATATACGGTTATCGAGTTGACCGATTGTACATCAAATTCCTCTAATTTAATACATTTCGCAATCTCTGACGCGTCCAATGTTAATTCCCATACTTGAGAACCATATTTTCTATTTGTATAATTCTCTGCGTATTCTCTGGCTTGTGTGATAAAACTAGAGACTAAGAAATCATCCTCTGAACAATCTATCCGCGCGAAAGCTTTCGCATCATTTAATGTTACTGGCTCGGTTGTTGGTGCTGTTATTAATGTTTTTCTCATAGTCATAAAAAAAAGGGCAAGACAATTATAAACCGCCTTGCCCTTCAATCAGAAACCAGTTTACCAGACCAGAATTGTTATGCGTTGCGGTCGTTTGCTAGAGAAGCTCTCAAACGTCCTAATGTTGCAACCATAGAAAGATCAGAACCAGAACTAGTTGAAGTTGATACTACTTTCGCTCTAATGTATCTAAGGTCTTTTTCAACACCCCAATTTAAAGATGCCAATGAAACCGCAGTATATGCAGTATCATATAAATCACCTTTAATTCGATTTGATGGAATCTCGGTTTCGCCACTCATTCCAGAATCATCAGACTCATAAAATGACACAGAATAATCTCCATCAGTAGCAGTTCCAACAGCTAGATTCATTTCAACCGCTTCAGCATCAGCTAAGTCGATTGTTTCACCTACTGTAGTAGTATCAGTTGCGATAGTTTGTGGTTTTAATGCCACTAACTGATCAATGATATTGTGTAAATCTTGCATTATATTTTCTCCTTATTAAATAGGGTTCAAGCCTATTAAGCTTGAACCTTTAAGATTTTAATTGCTTGGAAATGTTGAACACCTCCACCTACTCGCTTAGTAGTGTAATACTTAATAAACGGCTTGTTTGTGAATGGATCACGTAATATTCTTAATCCTTGACGATCTACGATCTTATAACCTCTGCGGAAATCGCCGAAAGCTATTGATAATGCCGATCCTGCGATTGCTGGCATATCTACCGCGATAGTTACCCCATACCCCAATAGGCTAGATGCGATACCGTCTTGATTGTCAGGTTGCCATAAATATTGATCGTCATTGTCTTTAAGCTTACGAAGCTCTGAACGTGTTTCCTTGTTCATTACCCATCTAGCATTAGATTTGAATGAGTCAAGAAGTGCGTCAGTTACATCAATTAAGTCATCGAATGCGATTACACCAGACCCCGCAGATGTGATTTGTTGAAGCTTATTAAAACCACTTCCAGCATTGTAGCTCAAGAATCCTTTAGGTTTTTTATTACCATCACCCTCAACGAATGCAGTTCCTTCAAGTCTTGCGAACTTAGAAACTAATTTTCCTTGCAACCAATCCTCAATACTAATGAATGAATCATCAATCAAATTTTGTGTTGCTTCTGGACTTGCATACATTTCATTTACTGGAATGCGAATCTCGTTAAGACTTGGACTTGATGTTTTTGGACGTGATGCAGTTTCGCCTACCCATCCTGCGTTAACGTCTGATTCATCATAATAATCAACAAACTCATTTGTGCCGATTGTCATAGTCTCAGCGATTTGACGAATTGGAGAATCTTCTTTTACATCTTGATTGATTCTGTTTGAGAAGTCAGGACGAACAACAAACCCACCATCAGCATCATTTCCAGAGAAATTGAACTTTTGATTGATTCCTTTAGTAAGTTCTAAAAACTCAGTTTGTTCAGCAGGAGACATAGACTGAATACCTTTACGGAAATACTTGCCGTATAGTTCTTGTTCTTTTTCTAGCTTCTCAGCGTTTTCTTTTTCAGAAAATCCAGAACCTTGTTTCAACTTAGCGATTTCTTTTTCGTAAGTATCTTCTAGTTCATCAAGCTTTTCATTGAGCTTATCAACTTGACCTTTAACTAAAGGGTCAACGTGATTCTTTACTTGCTCAAGCGTGATTGCTTCATTGTTTGCTTTTTTAAAGGCATCATGTACAGATTTAATCTGTTCCTTTACCTCTTTTAAAACTGCGTTTTCTTCGCTCATTTTATTATCCTATATTAATTATTAGTTTGTCTAATTCGTCTCTAATTGATTTCAATTCGTTATCAGCATCACGCTTGATTTCAGGTTCGTAAAGTTTTCCATGAAGAATATCCATTGCGTCTTTACGTGAAAAGCCCGCATCACGCAAAAGGCTCTCAACTGTTCTTATTAATTCAATTTTATCAGATTTAGATTTTATTTCAGAAATTCTTGCGAGTGTATTCGCTGGCATGGTAACAATCGAAGTTTCCACGAGTTCCAATTCATCAAGGAAAAGCGTTTTTTCTACATTATCCCACGTTTCTTTTACAGTGTAATAACCTATTGATAAGCCATTGATCGCCCCCATTTTGATAAGGTCAATAGCTTCTTTACCTTTTTGCACTACTTGGCTTATTTGACCCTCAAGAAATAAACCATGAGAATCAATATTAAATGATTTCCATACACCAATTGGCTCTTTCATATTGTGTTGCCACAACATTTTTACTGATTGAATACCTTTTTCTGACAGCTTATTGAATGCTGTAGGTTGAACAACATCACCGTATGAGTCTTTATTACCGAAAACAGAGCCGTAACCTTTAATTATGCCTGTTTCTTCGTCAAACTCCTTAACGTCAAAACTTTTGAATTTGATACCTGTCATTTATTACAAGCAAAACTAATTATTATTGACTTGCAAACATAGCATGATTAAATGATGGTAATTAATCAGAAAATCTATTACTATGAAAACTTATACAAAAGAAGAATTACAAAATATACTAGAACTTCACCTCAAATGGATTAATAATGAAAGTTATGGAATAAAAGCAGATCTACGCGAGGCAGATCTACGCGGGGCAGATCTACGCGGGGCAGATCTACGCGGGGCAAATCTACGATGGGCAGATCTAAGCGGGGCAAATCTACGCAAGGCAAATCTACGCGGGGCAAATCTACGATGGGCAGATCTAAGCGGGGCAGATCTACGCGGGGCAAATCTACGATGGGCAGATCTAAGCGGGGCAAATCTACGCGGGGCAGATCTACGCGGGGCAGATCTACGCAAGGCAAATCTACGCGAGGCAGAAAATATTATTTATGCAGAATGTTCTTTTTATTCACATGGTGAGTGTGGAAGAAAATTACTAGCTATTGTTATTGAAAATGAAATTAAATACTTTTGCGGTTGTTTTTCTGGTAGTGAAGAAGAATTACAAGAATACATTAATGATGGGGATGAAAAATATAAAGAGTCTAGACAATTTGCTTTTGATTTCGTGACTAAAGCTATAAAGATGAAAAAGTATGAATAACACTATGACTAAGACTCTAATAATATGTTTTGCAATTTTAATTATTAATACACTTCTTCAATTTATATGTGTATCATTTATAATTAGCTTATTACAATGAATACCTGGGGCGGTAAACGTGAAGGATCAGGAAGGCGAAAAGGCTCAACGAAAGAAAAGCGGGTAAAGGTTACAGCATACCTATTACCAGAAACAAAAGTATTTATTGATGATCTTGCAATACGCAAAGGGTCTAAAGGCAAAGCAATAGATTTTTTAATCAAACAGAAATGAATATGAGTAATAAAAAATATAAAACACAAGGTGATGGTACGCATGGATTGCGAATTTACAGAGGAGGAATAGAAGAGGTATATATAGAAAAAGAGACTGGTTCCAGTATATGGATAAACGGTCAAAGATATGCTAAAAAAAGTTCTATTTATAGATTCCATGAGTCATATGATGATGCCTACTGTTACTTAGATAATATACAATCAAGTTATATATCTAATCTTGAGTATTCTTTATTAAATGCAAAAAAGAATCATCTAGAATTTATTGAGAAATATGGGAAAAGAAATAACACATGAGCAACAGCAAAATAGAAATTAAAGGAAAATGTATTCACATCGGTGAAGAAAAAAACGGTTATCAGACGTTTACAATCGAAGATTCAAGCGGTGAATACCCTTTAATTTTATCATTCGATTGGAAACTCGAAAAACTTCAATACCCGCCAAAAGTAAATGATATTGTTGAAATGTCTGGTTATGTTTCTAGTCGTGAGTGGCAAGGTAGATATTTCACGAGTATAAGAGGTTCATTCTCTAAGATTGAAAAATCTAATGAGCCAGAACCGAAACAAGAAGATCCTGCAGAAGATCCTTTTGAAGATGAAGCACCTTTCTAGTTTTCCTGTTTGGGTTATTGAGTATTGCTACTGCGGTGGCAGTATTGATACATACGAAATTCACACCGATAAAGATCATGCTAAAAATCGACTTGAGGAATTAAAGAAAGATGCAATTGAAGGAGTAGATCAATACTGGATTAAAAAAACAATAGCATATAAAT